TCTGCGTGTCCCCCGCCTCGTTGATGTGGTTGTTGAACCACTACCAACTATCATCGCCAGCGTAGAGCAAGAATGCTTGCCCCACGCTTCGTGTACCGACTAACATCAGATGGCGAAGAGAAGTCAACACTCTCTTCCCACTTGTTGTACCGTTCATACTTCGCACCCGATAGGGCATCTTGGATCTCTTCATCAGAGGTCTTTAGACGCCTTCGAGTGGCTGAGCCACGATGTTCTGTGAAGAACCTCAGTAGTTTAGACCACCCGTTAAGGTGATAGGTAATGAATGGTGTCCGTATGTCCAGCACGCGGTACTCGAGCTTTTGCAAGCTCTTGTTCCAGCGTCGCTGTACTGGCTTCTTGTTAGAAGCTACTTCTCGCAAGCTAGGACATGTGAGTAACATGTCATCGCTTGGAATTGCACCATAAACTGCGTGCAATTGGTGTACTATTGTTTCGTACACCCGATAGTAGTGTCTATCGTACATGGAGTTAGCATACGCAATCCACGAAGAGTAGACATTAGGGCTGGGTGTTGATGACCAAACTGTCCGAAAACGGACAGGTGTGACGTTGATGCCTTGGAAGGCGTCGGTGCCACATGACTCTCTAAAGAGTCCTTTGGTGCAACTCTTGTCGCGGTTAACTTTTAACCCAAACGACTCGAGTAGTTCGATCGCGTCTCCGGCGTAAGCCGTTGGTACGATCACATCATCACCATACACAAGGATGCCCTCACGGGTATCCGCGTTCGGAGCTCCACCCGATAAGATCGACCACACTGTTAGCGCCAAGATGGGAAAGCAGATTGCTGATCCCATAGGCGCAAACTTACAGAGTGGCATAATCGATCCGTCAGGTAGCGCTGTTGATGAACTCCTACAAGCCATGAGTGCGTCGAAAACGTGCTCAGGGAATAGTAGGCGAACTAGATCAACGCTTACTCGATCACTAGCCTCTTTGAGGTCTAGAGTCGCATACCTACCCGTCGAGGAGCCCAGCAGGGCGCCCCGTTGGTTAGGGCCTTGATCTGTGAAGAATACATTCCACTTTGTGATGGGATGGTTCTCCACTAACTGCACTAGCTCGGTCAGCATACCTTGTTGAATCCATTGGTAATCCACTGGTTCACAAGATATCAGCCGAGGACCGCGACTATCTTTCGGGACGAGAATTACTCGTGCCGGAAGATCTTCCTCTCCGATGTTTTCGAAATCGGAGAAGGAGTCACATACTGCCCCCATACTGGCGAAATAATATTCGTCGAGTGGGAAGTAGTCTGTGATGTTCCTTGAGACATTGGACCATTCGTACTTGGCCCAGAGCCGTTGCCTTGTTGCAACGGCACCTGGACCGTGACGTGGCACGATGTCCCTTGGGTTGAAACTGCTAAACAGATTGCTGAGCAAACGTTTAGCGTTCCGCGTGCAAGCCATGAGTGGATCATCACCGAAGTGGCGTCCACCCACCGCAATGCTCTGCTCGACACGTTCCTTAAGGGAACGGAGGAAGGCAGAATGTGCAATGAGGTCCGTCTCAGCTTGTTGAAACTGAGACAGAACTTGTTGTTCTTGTTCATGTGTGTAAGGTAGCTCGTACTTGTAATACAAGTAGCAGAACTGCCGTATGACCCGAACGCATTTGGCGCACGGTGAAGGAAGGAGCTCCCCGTTTGGAGAGAGCACACGACTGAAGAACTCCCCCAAGAATTTGGGAAGTTCACTATTCGGCATGGGTTTGAACCCAAGCTTAGTAGCGTTCAGTGGTTGTGCTCCCGAAAGGGCCTTATCAAAGGCCTTGCCCAAGCGAGGTAGTGTTTTCGTAAGAAAACCAATTCCTTCCTGGCGAACCCGTTTCTCGACCTTCTGTAAGGTCAAGCGACTGGCTCGTGTGTTGAACACTTCACCATGACGGTTTGAGACGTCATAGCAAAGTGCAGCGATGACTGTTATTTCTGTCATCTTGGCTCTTATTTAGGTCCGAAAGGTACCTAATCCAAGAGCATGCACCACGCTATGATACGACGAAACGTCTATACCAAATCAATGAACATAAAGTCCATCGACGCGTCCTTTCTACCATCCATCCCGAACGGGAAACCCCCACGCCGAATCGGCATGAGGGCTCCCCTAGGGCTAGTAGGTAATCAGGACGCCTTCGCTCCTAACGACCCCAGCAACCATCCCGCGACCGGCTATCAAGCTCAATGGGGCGCGACAATCTACGTGAGTAGAATGCCACGCTTCCAAGAGCCGACAACCGACAACGGGCGGCGCTGGTGTATCGTATGGGAGTGAAGAAGGTCAAGACAGGTGTGATAACCTGTAGAGACGAAACGTAGGCGGATTGCAATCCTTACGGTTTGCATCCTACGATCGAGGTGATCTGGTCAATTACTTCCAGATCGCAGGCGACTTCCGTCGCCTGAACAACTCGAGCGTATCTGACCTCCCAGACACCGTCGCAAATCTTAACGACTTTGCAACGGATCTTAAAGAGGACGTAACCACTCTTGATCCAAGCAGTGCCTCTGATGGCACTGCAGTTTCTTTGAGGGGTTTCGCTATCCAGGATCGATTCAATTCGAGCCCTGAGGCCTCGCATTGCGAGGTCTTCAAGATAGTTCATATACTTACGTACGACTCAGGTCATCACAACCTCAAGACGCGCCCCTGTTCAGTGGATGTTAAAGTCCACCGTTCAGGAGACTCTGCGCACCGTTCCCTGTGCCGTCGAACAATACAGTCGTTCCAGCGCCAGTTGTGGCGAGAAACGACATGAGCTCGGCGAGCACGTTGGCACCTTCAGTCGTCGAGTTCAGACCTCCAACAGGGAGGTCCAGAACCGCGTACGCGCTGATGGTGATCGGCGTCACCGAATCGACCGGCGAAATGACTTGTTTGTCAAATCGCACGACCGACCGGCGGCGCTGCTTGATCCCACTACCAGTCTCCTGATGTCG